GTTCTTGCAGTCGTTAGAATTACACTGGCATTACCAAATGTTTGTGCAACAACATTTGGATTTCTAGCTGTGTTATTAACAATATTCTTAATTATATTAATATTTGCAGTAATACTTGAAGCTACAGCAACTCCACCACTGTATGTTTCGTTTGTGTATTGTGTTACAGTTGTTTGATAAATTTTAACTGGTGCAGTATTGATAACAATCTTATTAGCTAAAGTACCTATATAGGAAATAAAATCTGCTGTTGGTGCTTGTTCATTTGCAGAAATTTGTAGTACGTTGTTTATCCAATATCTGTTGGCTGTGTAAATGCTTTGTGTGTTTCCGCCATACATAAAATCATAAATTAAACTGTAAACAATATATTTTATATCTTGTTGATATTTGGATTTGTTGTATGATAAATTTGGATAGTTGGCCAACAAGTATGCAACAATTTCAGCTTGTATAAAATCAATATTTTCTAAAAGCAATAATTGCGCACTTGCTTGTCCTGTGCTAGTGGTAGAAAGAGATCCAAAAGTTGGACTTGGATTCAATCCAATTGAAATAATATCTCGTATTAGTTTTGTATTTGTTGTTAATGAAGTAACAGCAGTGGGTGATGTTGGAACACCGTTTGCATTTAAAATATTCTGAATGACATTGTTCTTGACAATATTTCCGCCAGCAACTAATGTGCTAACAAAAGAACTGGCGTAAGTTACAGATTGATTAGTTACTGCAATAACAGTAAATGTGCCGTTGTAGCCAGAAGGCGACATGTTTTCAACAATGATACTGCTACCAACAACATACGGTAATGCGTCTTTCACAGCAAAGTTGAGAGTTATAGCTGATCCAGTGTCAACTAAACTGGTCACAGTAATGGAACTATCGTCCAATAAATCTATAATCTCCGCATCACTCAGCCCAGTGCTTGCACTGTCAAATGCCAGCCCAACTTGCAGACTTTTGTAGTTGGTTCCCAACGCAAGGTCATCCGCAAGAGCAGTTACAACATTGCCAATATAAGTTTGTGTACTTGATGTGCTGTAGGCATAATCTAAAATTTGATCTCTAGCGTAATTAATACCATCGATAATTTGTGTTAGTTGGTTAGCAATGATAGAAGAATTGTAATCATTGTATAACTTGGTTGCTTCTGTGGTAGAGTTGTACGTGGTTAAACTGGTTCCATCTGTGGAACTTAGTAATAAATCGTACCCAACTCCATTAACAATATCTCCAATAATAGTAGTATAAGTTGCGTTGTCAAATATAAAATCGTTTACATATTTTTTATTCAAATAAGCAATAGTTTCATATTGAATAAATTGCTTGTTTGATTGCATCAAACTGGCAACATTCTCGTAACCAGTCACTCCACTGTTGCCTCCACTGAGCACAACACTTTGCACTGTTGATTTGTACTGTGTTGGTCCCACAGTGTAAGCAATAGTCTGTCGATAAGGCCCTGGTTCAGTTGTTGACAATCTGATCAAATTCTCAGCTGCCAGACATGCCGCACCTACACTACGATAAGCATATTGCCATGCGCGACCTTCTCGACCCAATGGACTCTTGGTTTGTAAATCATCGCCTTTTGTTGACACATACAAATTAGTTCCGCTGTAGTATGTACTGTTATCAACATAAAACTTTGTGGCCGCTTGTAAGTCATCAGCACCGTTTGCCTCACCAAATCCTGACATAGGAGCAGGATGATCGTTTAGAGTTAACGCACCAGTCATAGTGTCGCCTTTGCGCAATACTACGTTTTTACGGCTTACCGCTTCTGAACTTAAAAAGTTTCCTTTTAAAGTTGGGTCGTAATCTGTATTAGTTATTTGTGGAACATCGGGTTCTTCTCGAGGTTTCAACGGACCCACCACCACACCATTTGAAACTCGAACATAACTTCTATTTGCGTATCCAACATTGACTGCTAGATGATCAAAGTCTGTAGGATTGCCTGGCCACAATGCATTAAAAGCTGTGACTAAATTTTGATTTGGATCTGCCAAGTTACCAATACCAAATACGTTGTTGGCATTGATACTTGCACCCAGTGCTGGTTTTGTATCTCCAATCAAACCAGCATTTGCAGAACTGATAATTAAATCGTAATTGCTAGTTGTATCAATAGTAATGCCACCGGTGCCTCTGACATTTCTAGCAGTCAATGTCCCGCCAGTAGTACCGGCCATTATAACTTGATTTGGACTGTATTGAGCAGTGGTTCTAACAACACCCGGAGTTGATCCTACAGTAACGGATCCAGTGGTTGCATTGGCAAAACTTACACTTCCAGTATTAGTTCCAGTAATGACATGTGATCCGTTATAACCCCCAGGTGTTACACCACTGATTACAATATTTTGTCCAACCACAAACGGAGTTCCTACAACATGTGCAGGATTAAGAACACGAGCGGCAACGTCCGGATTTGTAAATGTAACTGTGGCTGTGGTGCCGTTACCACTTGTGCCTGTTATGGTAAATGAATTAATAACTGGCGCATCGCTTAGATTGCCAAATCCAATGGTTCCACCACCGCCAAAAATTGCATAAATTTCTGTAAAGTTTTGATTTACTTTATCAAACGATGTTCGGATACTGTCGCCAGTACCGTCGTTACCTTGAATACCAATGTCTACTAGTTGTTGTGCCATTTATTAAACTCCAAAGCTAGAACCGCACCCGCAAGTTGTAGTTGCGTTAGGATTCTTTATGCTGAATGAACTGCCTTGTAAATCGTCTTTATAATCTATTTCTGCACCTGACAGATATTGCATACTCATTGCATCTACAAGTACTCGAAATTCGTCTAGGGGAATTTCAAAATCATCCTCGTTTGTTACTTCGTCAAACGTGAATCCATAGCTAAACCCACTGCATCCACCGCCCTGTACAAATGTACGTAACGCTAGATTAGGATTGTTTTCTTCAAGGAGTAAATCCTTGATTTTTTCTTTTGCTGATATTGAAATTGTAATCATTTTGTGCCCTCTGACAATATTTATCAAAGTCTTTTTATAACCTTAATGTAAATACAGTCATGTATATCAACACTGAATTTATTCAAACACAGCATATACGCACTAGTAAGCGAGGCAAGCACCACACTTACAGTCGTAAAAAAACAGTCATTGTCTTTCGATGTGACTGCTGTCAGGGTATTTTTAAAAGAGATAAGGGAGAAATGGATCCCAAGCGTCTAACAAACAATTATTATCATGTTTGCGGAAGCTGTGACGCTAAGAAGTTTGCCCAGGAAAAAGGCGTAGAAAGTCGCAAAGTTTGGGATATGCCCGTCAGTAGTTTAAAAACTATTGGGCAATTTTAGGTTGATAGAATTCTTTAAGTTTTTTAAGTTCTTCTCGATATGCAGAAGCAAACGGTTCTTTAAAATAACGGTTTTTAGAAACGTCTAAATTATCAATATCAAACTGTATTCGATAACACAATCTGTTTTTAATATCTCCCAAACGTCTATGCAGTGTTATGGAATTATCAAACAACAGTAAATCATTGTCTTGCGGCCACCAATGGTCGTAGATGTATTTTTCAACAAACAAGGTTTTGTTGATATGATCAAATATTTTTTGCGAATCTGCATGGCTCATGCCCTTGATTGAATTAATGGTGTTTACACTGTAGTGCAGTCCTTTTATTCCTCCAGGACTTTGTATGATCAACGGAATCTCCGAAGGTTCAGGACACATGTTTCTATACATCACAAGGTCTTGTTCCATGTTCAAACCTGGATTGATTTTGCCAGGAGTAAACTCATGTTTGATGATCATTTCATCCAGTTCGGATTGAAAGCTACTGGATTGTTCTTCGTACCAATCTGCGGTCGTTACAAATCCAGTAGCAGATCCTACTACATTTTTCACGCCTAACAGTGACACAAACGGTGAAAAACACAAATTGCCGCTTTCGTTACTATGCCATAGTAATTCGCCTTCTGCAAACATGCCTAGCGGATTTCCATCTTTATCCCTTCCACCAGCAACTCTAGCAATCATTGAGTCTGGCCCTACTTCGGAAGCCATGATGTGTTTGGCTTGATTTGTAACAGCCTGGTCTACAGGATCAACTTCTCCACCGTTGGCATATTTTAAACCCAGCTGATAGTCTGCTAAATGTCTTGGTTTGCCCCACTGCGCCATTCTCCGTTCATATTCTGCTGGTGCAATAGTGACATTCCTAAGTATGGTCACCAACGACTCTAGATGTAGTTGTCCAATATGTAGCCATTCTTCATTGGTTATTGTAGCAAAATTCACATCGTCAATGTAGATGCCAAATCTCCCAAGCCCTGGTATTTTTGTGATTTTCATGAAAATATTTATGAACTAGATGCTAAGCCGACCCTAGAACTGATAACATTCCAGTTGATAATTTTCCATTGATTAGCTAGGTAGCTTTTTTTATCAGCTTGGTAATCCAATGCCCACGCATGTTCCCACCAGTCCACTAGTAATACAATGTCCATTCGCACTTCGTGATTTTTAATAGTTTTGATGGTGCCGTTACGTGCTAGGTATGCCCAACCGCTGCCTTGTATCCCCATGGCTTCTTTGGCAAATGCATCCTTGAACTTGTCAAAAGTTTTAAAATGTTTGTTTATAAATTCGCCTGCTGACCCGTCAGGTTCATTGGACCTTGTGGGTTTTTGAAACTGGGTAAACCAAATATCGTGTAAAAACGCACCCGCTTCATTGAAGTTGGCATCGCCTTCGCCTTTGTTAAAACGCTTCACATATCCACCATACAGCTCGCCGTAGTGATAGTCTATGGTATCTTCACTCATGCTGGGTTCTAGGTCATCCTTGGCATAGGGTAACTTGGTGTGAACCAATGTCTTGGGTGTTTTACCTTCATTTAAGCTGACATATCTAATAAAGTTGTACATAACAGTATTTATCGTATAAATATTTCACCAAGGAGGAACATAGAATGTTCAAACAAATTAAAGAGTTTTTCACAGGTAAACCTGCGGAAGTAGTAACAGCAGTACCTTACAAAGTTGAAGTTGAAACAGCAGTTGCGGAAGTTACAAAAGTATCCGAGCAAGCTGTACAAGCAGTAGTTGAGTCTATTGCACCAGCTAAAGCGCCAACAGCTAAGAAAACACCAGCTAAGAAAACACCAGCGGCTAAAAAGCCACGTGCTCCAAAAGCGGTAAAATAATATAAGGGCCTTGCGCCCTTATATCAATTTGTTTAATTGCTCGGAGTAACGAGCCATGTCCTCTTGAATACGAGCTTTACGCTGATCATTCAAATTAAAATTTTCTTCTATCTCTTCTCTAAGAGTTTCCAATCTATGTATCAGTTGGTCTCGAGATAGTTTTGGACTTGATTGACGTGGTGCTGGTCTTTGCGAATTGCGCTGACCCTTTCTACTAGTGTTATTTCCCATGTATTTGTTTCATAATTCCTATACCAATTTGAGCTCTACAGCTCGATTGTATACTTGCTCACTGCTCAAATTCTTGCCTTTGCTTTCGCACATGATGTCAAAGTTATCCCAGAAGCCCAGCGCCCAGTCAGTCACTGGTTGATTCCAGTACCAATCACTGTGTGCCCGCATCTTTTGTTTCTTGTAGCCAGATGCCAGCAGGGACATATGATCTGGTAACACATCAACTGGATGATCTACCAACACATCTTCTCTACTCACGCTGTAATGGCATACTGGCCTTACACCGCGCCATGAATCAATGATGCGTTTGACTCTGTCGTCTGTGGGCTGAATGTACTCACCAGTGCGAATCCAATGATGATGAATATCCAACACCAGCGCACAATGATCTATCAGCTCAATACTGCTGTCTACTCCCCAGCAATTTTCGTCATTCTCAATGGTGATGCAGTTGCGAGCTTCAGGGCTCAATTTCTTTAATGTTTCTTTGATACCCTCTGGACCACGTTTGCCTGAGATATGCACATTGATCTTCATGTCCTGAAATGTTTTACCAAAGCCCATCCAGCGAGCCATGTCCGCATGGTATTCAAACTCTTCAATACTGCGTTCCACAATGCCAGGATTTTCACTGGCTAACACACAGAATTGTCCAGGATGAAAGCTGATACGCACATCATGCTTACGAGCGGCTTCACCTACTGGAGCAAAGATGCGTTCGCAATGCTGTTGTTGATCCGGATGTTGCCACCATTTGATCCAATCTTTTTCAGTGTACCCACTCAGCATTTCAGATCCAATACGCATCATTCTGCGTTCAGCTGGCAGTTGTGCCACCCGCTCAATCATTTTAACTGCGGCACTTGTGTTGTGATTCATCAAGTCATATTGACGTTGTTCAGCTTCGAGTGGATGTTCACGCAACCATCGCATGGTGGTACTGCGACCATTCATTACTCTGTTAGCGGCATTGACCTTCATGCCTCTCACTTCACTAGCATCATCTAACCATTTGCAAGCATAGCCTATACGTTTCATGTGTGCCTTTACCAGTGTCGGATAACACCTAAGATTATAAAAATATTTGTAAGTAAATATGATAACACAATTACTGTACGAATGCAAGCAATTCGATCCGATTCATCGTCCGAACTGCCTGATTTTTCTCCCAATGCTTTGGCCCAAAGACGCCAGTAGTGTTTAACCTTCGTAGATAGCTGAGTTGGCACCATGTTCTGCACATTCCACCCTGACGCAATAACAACGATTATCAGTCTTTTCTCTGATCAATTTATCAGCAAAATTGAAAGCATGTTCCGCAAATTTCTCTGCCCCTACACCATCAAATATTCTGATCTCAGCTAGGTCCAATGCTTCCAGTTCTTGGAACTTGGCTAGATGTGGATCACTTTTATCCAAAGCCAACTTGTGATCAAAGTGATCTTCCAGCCATGCTTTCAGCGGTTTGAGTCCACCAAAGTCCACTGCCCAATTTTTATTGTCTAATGTATCACAACCAAATGTGAATGTAAATGCTAGACTATATCCGTGTAGCAAATGACAGTGACTGTGCTCTGCGTTGGGTTGACGGAATACTGCTGACAGACCAATGTTGTGTCCGTAATGTTTTGTTGAGTAAAATTTTGCCATTGTTTATCTCCTTAAGATTAGCAATGACATGCAGAGTTTATATTGCGGGATGAATGCCTAAGTCCGCATACAGTAATTATACACTAATAAGGCATAAGGTCAAGTTTATTGAGGTTTAATTTCACCAAAAGGTAACCATTGTCCAGGATTACCTGCACTCACACAAACCCAACCAATGTGACCGGATGCTTGGGGATTGGTATTCCAACACATGTCTCCAAGCTCGTAACTGCCTGAAGCAGGAGCAGAAGCGCCGTTGGTAAATCGTTTGTTACCAATACTGACATCACCACTTACACTGAAATTCAAATCAGGATCTGGATTGTTGATGCCAACACTTAATGGCCCAAACACTTTTACAGGTTTTCTAGTGTTAGTCTTGTCACCAATTTCTACCACATTGGCATCACCGTAGAGTACACTGCTTTGTTGAACTGATACCTCATAGCTGGTGTTGGATTTGAATCCAGTATGATCAATTTCTAAACTGCGTCCTGCCTGGTTGAACCATAATCTTTCTGCTTTGATGTAACCATTTTCCACAGTTAGGTTTTTAAGCAAGGTTGTTTCGCCGCCCACAATCAGTGTATTCAATACGCCAACGGTAGTTAAATTACTTTGTGTAATACCAGAACCCAAACTTGTGCTGGAAACAACTGGTTGTCCGTTGATGTAATAGTTTTTATCTTCACCAATATCAAAACCTTCACCAGTCCACAAACGATCAGGGCTGTCTCGCATGATTAGTTGTTTTACTGCGCCTGTGCCATTCCACGATAATCCAAGACCGTAAACACTTCTATCTCTAGTGGCTTGGAATTGTAATGGACTGCTACGATCAACACGAGTATCGGTGACCAAGTTATCCACATATAATGAACCGTAGATACGAACCACACCAGTTTTACTTGCTTCATTACCAACCACAATCTCGCCATTGTTTTTTACAAGTATTCGAGTGATGTTGTCTGTGATAATACCAACATCGTGATTTGAATATGTACCGATAGTTGCCAAATTTGTATCTGGGCTACCGATTGTAATGTTAACATTATTTTCAACAATGTCTATGGCAAGACTAGGATCTTCTGTACCCAATCCAAGTCGTCCATAAGTGCTGTTAAAAAAAGCAAACCCACCAATGTCAGCATCGTCTGCAACTTTTAATTTGTTTAAAGTTCCTACTTTGGTAAGATTACTGCTGATAACTGTTGGGCCTAACTCGTTTAGTGACAGTACCGGAATGTTGTCTACTCTGTAAGTAGATCCGCCCGCAATATCAAAATTTGCATTGGTCCAAATTCTTTTGCCTGTTCTATAAATTAGTTGGGTACTATCATTGCCCCAGGTCCAATCTAATCCAGCACCGTTGAGTTCAGCTTCGGTGTTTACTATCCAGTTATTACTGGAATTTCCCGCACTCGAACTACCACTAGTGATTAAATTTCTAACAGTGATTGTATCAACATTAAGCGATCCGTTTATTGTGGCATCGCCGAACAGACAAAAACTGCCAGTGTGCGAAATATCGCCTATGACAGTTTTTAAAGATACGCTGGCAATTTTAATAATGCCGTCTTGAATTGTTAACAGTTGGTCCATGGAAAATACTCTCTTATGGAGTATTTATCCATGTGTTACACTACTTTGAGTAGTATTATTTCTTCGTTGATACGACCGTTCATTTTGGTGTCTGTAGCGTTGATGTCGTCTAAGAACTTGCGCAACTGCACTTTACCTGCGGCCTTGAACTCCTTGAGTTTTTCCTCGGGCTTTCGAATGGTCTTTTGAACACTTTTAAACTCGTCGAAGTTGGTAATCGTAGTGCCTTTTACACCCAGCGTGTTAAACTCTGTGGCAACGTATTTGCCCAGTTTACGTGTTTTAGTGTTAAAGATCCATAGCTCGCCTGCACCGATGATATCAACGGGGTTGATAGACACAAGTTTGAGCGGCTCGTTAGTTTTCATAAACTTGAGTTTAGCAATTAACTTCTCTTTTGGAACTGTTTTGGTTTTGCGTGGAGCACGATTGACCTTGGCTTCTTGAGCTAGCATGTCGCAAGCCATCATAATCTCTTGATAGAACACAATCAAGTTCTTAATTTGCTTCTTGCTACGATGGCTGTAGCCCTCACGTAGCTGTTCATCGCCCTTACCGGATGCCAACAACTCCAACTCAGCTAAATCTCTGCTGTAGAACCCTTTAATGATCCTTGCGTGAGCGGCTTTGACTTCTTTGCCTTTGAGCAAGTTCAGCATCTTAAATGCTTTTGGATCAAACGCTTCTGGATCAGCATGGAAACCTTCAATAGCATCTTCAATTTCTTCAGTCATTCTGTAAGCGGCTTCTTTAACACGATCCTGGATGCTGGGCTGTGCAACGGTAGGTTTGACATCCACTACAGCATCATCATCTTTGTCATTTTTACCCGCTTCAATCACNCTGATAATCTCACTACGCAACCATGCGGCAGTGTCTCGGCCCTGATTAAAGTCTGCACGAACTGCGGGCATGCCGCGAAGCAAACAACTTGCAATGGCACCCATGGTAACATTTACTCGGTTGTCTTTGGTTCTCTTAAACGCTGTAATGTCTTCTTTGGTGCAGTTAATACTGGTCATCCATTTGAGAACAGCTGGCTTCAAATCTTTGCCGCTAAATTCTAAACGGTAGTAGTTCATGGCATTATGCCAGTGGCGCAAAAATTGAGCGGCATCCATAGCTTCAATACCGTCCCATGTTGGGCTGTAATCTTTGGGCACCTTTGTGCGATGCGCAATCACTTGCTTTTTGGTAATACGGGTCTTTTTTTCCGTTGTTTTAGTAGCCAATTTCTGCTCCTGTTTGTTTAACAATGTATGTATTATAGCAGAGTTTGAGTAGTGTGTCAACGCCTATTTGCGCTCAATATCTGCCTCGTCACAGTCCGAACCAAATTGAATTTCAATAATTTTGCATGGGCTTGCATATGGATTAGAGAGCCTGTGCCACTCATTATCTGGTATATCAATCCTGTCATGGCGATACAAGGTTCTTGCGGGCAAAGCGTAACCACTTGACATTTCAAGGTGTACATCACATATACCGTTAGTAACATGCCAAAATTCTTTTCTAAATTTATGTCGTTGTAGACTTAAACTTTGACCTGGCATGACTGTAAGTTCTTTTACTTTGGTGCCGTCAATTTCGTATAACACACGATAGTGACCCCAGGGTCGTTCTGTTTTAGGTGTTTTCCATTCTTCTAAAATCCAGCTACTGCTATTCTTTTTATCTTTGCCACCTACACCAAATTTGAAAGTTACATCCTTCACTGTCATTTCAGGTATGTTGTTGGCAGT